CAAATCCATATAACCGCATACCTTTGGCTTCGAACTTAAAGCTATGCCGAAACACGTAATTGACATTAATGGTGCTATTTATCCGGAGCAGTCCGCATACGCTTCCGATTGGGGCGTAGTTTCACTCGCTACTGTTAAGCAATCTCTTTCAAATATTTCGGCAGATGCGGACTCTTTAGAGGTCCGAATTAATTCACCGGGCGGGGTTGTTGACGAAGCATTTGCAATCATAAATGAGATTTTACTTGTTGCCGAAGACAAAGGTTTAAAGATTGTAACTGTTGCCTCCGGGCAAGTGGCTTCGGCTGCTGTTGCTATCTTCTTGATGGCGAAAAGCCGAAAGATACTTTCCACTTCTCAACTGTTTGTTCATAATCCTTTCATTGACTCTTTTTCTCTTCCTTGGGATGGAGTGGAGGCAAAGGATCTTGAACAAGTCGCAGTTTATTTGAGATCCGAAGAAACACGAATTGTTAATTACGTAGTAAAACAATCCGGAGCCGAAGAGAATGTTGTTCGTCAATTGATGAATGACAGCGCAACAATCAGTTCGGACCAAGCTCTTGAATTAAAGTTCGCAACCGAAATATATGAGCCTGTTATCAATTTGCGAAAACTCGTTCTTAATCATTCAAAATCACTTAATACTAAAAAAATGTCATTAAAAAACCTAGTAGGTGCAGCCCTGAAAAACCTTAACGCTGCAGCAAAAAGTGCCGGAATAGCTTTGAATATGTCGGCAACCACAAAGGATGGAAAGACCTTAGAGTTTTCCACAGAAACAATTGAAGTCGGAACAGACGTAACCATTGATGGAGTCGCTGCAACAGATGGAGAATATGAAATGGAGGATGGAACAATGATTTCCGTAAAAGATGGAAAAGTTGAAACGGTAACACCCGCAACGACTGTTGAAGACAATGCAGCCTTGACCGAAGAGGTGACCAACTTGCGCACCGAAAACACTCGCATCTCAAGTGAATTAGCCGAAGCCACTACAATGATCAACAGTCTTGTTCAAACCACTAATTCACTTACCGATTCATTGAAAAACATGAAGTCGGGATTTAAGCCGGAAGGTCGTGGAATGGGTGCAACGGGAACGCAAAAAGCAACACCCGAAAACAAACAAACCGTAACGGGTTCGGCAGTTGAGCGCGCTAAAGCGAAAGCCGAAGCAGAACGCAAGAAGGCTTCTGAAAGCAAATAATTCAATCACAAACCACAAAAAAAAACTATTATAAAAATGAAAAAAATGTTCTCTCTTCTCTTAACTGTAATGATGATTACAGTAATTGGAGTTACTGCCGGATTCTCGGCATCGGTTTCGGCTTTGGTCGGGATTCCGCTTCACTTTATTGGAAGCCTAGCAATGAGTGGCTTCGGTCCCGGATTTGCTTTTGCATCATTAATTTCGGGTGAACCTATTACTTTTAACGGTAAAGAGGCAACCGAGGGAATTGTAGTTCCGGCATTCGAAAAGCCCGCACTATCATTATTCCATACTGTCATGCAAGATATTGTTGCGGGGGAACAAGTCGCATACCTTCCTCGGATCAGTAAAATGACTCGCTTAGATGCGGGTTGCGGAACGGGTATTCAATCGAAGGCCTTAACTCCAACGGAAAAAAATTGGGCTCCTGTTAAACTTAAAATTTGGTTACAGCAGTGCGCAGACGATCTTGAAACAACCTTCTTTGTTTGGGGATTAAACAAGGGAATTAAGCGCAAGGATCTTGAGGGAACTGACTTCTTAGATTATATTTTAGAAATCATTCCGGATGGAATTATGGAAGATGCAATTCGTATTGCTTGGCTTGGAGACACTGCCGAAGATACTAATGCGAATGGCGGGAATTTATTAAGTGCAGGTGATGTTGTTGATTATACGCAGATGAATGGTTTTTGGAAAAAGATCTTCGCAGGCGTTGCCGGAACAACCATTAACAGATACACGATTTCAGAAAATGCCAACGCAACTTTTGCCCTTCAAGCATTGGCTTCCGGTAAGGCATTAACTGTATTCAAATCTTTATTGACAGGAAACGCAGACAGCAGATTGAAGTCGGCTCCGGATAAGATTATCCTTTGCACAACTTCATTGTTTGAAAATTGGTTAGAATACAAAGAGTCTCTTGCTATTGATAGTTCTTTTGTTCGTCAAGAGAAAGGGTACAGCACAGACACATATCGCGGAGTTACAATAATTGCAGTTGACCTATGGGACCGTTACTTGCAAGCTGACTTCCAAGATGGTACTAAGTATTACCTTCCGCACAGAGCTGTATTGACCACGAAGAGCAATCTTCAAATTGGACTAGACACAACGTCTATTCAAGAATTGAAAGTATTCTTGGATGACACAACAGAGCTTCACAACATAAAGGGAGGCTTCAAGATGGACGTGCAAATCCCTTATGACTTCATGATTAAGGTAGCATACTAATTCAAACCAAAGGAGGCTAAAAAATGAAAAACTTAAAATTAATATTGTCATTGATTATCGTGTTCACGATGTCAATGTTTGTAGGATTTATTGCGGGAAGCCTTTGGCTTGGGGTTGGATTGTTTTCGCTATCCGTTCTCTTCGCAATGGTTCCTCAAGATGGAGATGTTGCATACGCATTAATTTGCGGGCTTATAGGATCAAACCAAGGACCGGATTGCGATTATCCTCTTTCGGGTGGTGCAGATGATAGGTTGTTACTTTACAACTTCTCAGAGGTTGCGGGTTATACTCTCAATGTTGCGAACACGCAAATAGTTGAAGCTATTACTATGACAGGCCTTCTAAAAGGTTTTTCTTTCACAGGGCAAAACTTTTCTACGCAGCCACGATGGAGATTGGTTCAAGGTCCGTTCTCGAACTCTTTCGAGCACGAAGTAGAATTCTTAATCTTCAACTACAATGGAGCTATCAAAAAGGAATTGTTAGCCTTATCAAAGGCAAAGTTAATTGCTGTTGCGCAATCTAACTTCAAGGGGAATGACGGTGATGCAGCCTTTCATTTGTTCGGAGCGGAAGCGGGATTGTTTGTTTCAGAAATGGAGCAAGATTTCAATTCGGACGTGCAAGGGGCTGTTAGGGTGAAGCTAAAATCAAACACCAAGGGCTTAGAAGGGGCGTTGCCGAAGTCGGTATTTATTACTGACTTTGCAGCCACGAAAACCATGATTGATGCAACCATAACACCATAAGGAGACAAATTTATTTATTCGAAAAGGGGAAAGGGAATGATCCCGTTCCCCTTTTTTTATACTATGACAGCAGAACTAATTATTGAGCTTGCATCGTTCCTCGAGGACGCAAAAAGGTATGGAGTCGTTTCAACTTTGGAGATGCAAGCTAGATTCATACATTTGCACCTGCACGTTCTCGGAACGATGTCAGAATGCTCTACTTGCCCGGCAAAAATCGAAAGGGCAATTAATCAATTATCACAGAAGTTATATTCATTCAAAAACATGGACCAAGAAAATCAAATCGAAAAAAGACACTTTGCAAAAAAGGCGCAACTTGTTTACTTTTCCGCAAAGCACAAGCACGTTAAAACTGAATTATTATCCGATAAGGAAATTATCGAAATGCTTGCAGAGAACGTAAACTATGCGAACCACTTCATCTTAGCTGAGGGATGGGAAGAAGAAGTGAAAGAGCACATTGATAATACTCCCTACGTTGAAGAGCCAAAGGAAAAGATTTCTATGGATGCGCTCATGTTAGCCGGAGTCTCTTCGAAGGAGGAACTCGAAAACAAAATTTCAACAGCCAACAAAAAGTTCTTGAACCGAATTGCAAGAGGAGTAAATATTGAGAACTTTGTTCAAATGACTCCGGAGGAATTACGTGTTGCTATTGTAAATACTGTTGAATAATAATGAGCAAATCCAAGGCTTCAATCATTGGGAAAACCAATAAAAGAATCGAATACAAGGTTTCTTCCTCTTGGGGAATTATCCTTGCAGACATTGATAATATGTATTATCAAAGGATTCAGAATACGATTGCTTCCTCGGGAACAACTATTTCTGCGGTCAATCTTTACCGGGACTATATTTCCGGGCTTGGTTTCAGAGATTCAATACTTGCGAAAACGGTTGTAAACAGATTCAAGCAAACCACGAACACCCTCCTTTCGCTAACAGCACAGGACTTCTCGAGGTTCGGTTTTTCGGCAGTAGCGATTGTTTACAATGGGTTAAAGGAAATTGTGGAGCTAGTCTATGTTCCGGCAGAGTTCGTTCGTTTTATGGTCCCGGACGAAGAGGGACGCATTCCCGGATATGTTGTTTACGATGATTGGGGCAGACAAAAATCGAAAATGGTTGACGAAAAAAAGTTTCAGAAGTTAGATCCTTTTGATCCTAGTCCGGAAGCCATTGATCTTGCTATTGAGAAAGCCGGGGGCCTTCAAAATTGGGGCGGGCAATTATTGATAATTACAGACCAAGAAGGAATTGATTACCCACTTTCGCAACTAGATCCTGTGTTTGTCAATATTGATACGGATGGACTCATACAAGTTTTCAAACACCGGACCACTACGAAGGGCTTTATGCCGAACGGGATATTCTCCAAGCCCGGGATCTTCGCAAGCGAAAAGGAACGAGAAGATTTTCTTGACGATCTTCAAGAGTACCAAGGGGCAGACAATTCCAATTCAATCATATTAGTTGAATATGATACACCGGAGCTTCAACCGAACTTTATTCCAATGACCTTCCCGAATGTGGATAGAGTTTTTGAGTTAACAGAAAAAACAGTTAAGGAAAACATAATTCAAATGTTGAAGGTTCCTTCAATACTGTTATCAGTAAAGACACCGGGAGAGCTTGGAAATTCTAAAGAATGGGATAATGCGAAGTTATATTTCGATGAAATTACTTCGAAGCCAAGGATGGTTTTCACCAATATGTTTTCGATGTTGTTCAACTTGTTTCCATTGACGAAAAGCATTCTTGAATACTCAATTATTTCAATTGGTGATGGGGTTAAGAATTCCGGAAACTCAATCTTTAAGGCATTGGGCAAGGAAGCAGTTGATGGAATAAAATCAATTTTAGACAGTACTTATCCATACGAAACAAAGGTTGCACTAATTAAAGAAGTTTACGGACTTGACGAAGTGAGAGTTCGAAAGATTGTACCAATTGACCAAACACAAACTGCGGAATAATGGGAAGGATAATCTTAATTGAGGCAAGCGATATTGCCGAATACAGACCAATTGGTTCCGGAGTCAATGAAGCAACAGAAATCCAATCGTACATTGCCGAAGCGCAAGACTTGGATATCATGCCCGCATTAGGGAATCCTTTGTTTACGGACTTATGCGCCAACAGAACGGAAGAGAATTATAAACTTTTGTTAGAAGGTTGTGAATATGAATATGAACAGAAAACTTATTCCTTTGTTGGGCTCAAGGCTGCAATATGTTATTTTGCACATTCAAGGTATCAGTTGAATCGAAATGTTCAAGATACTCCATTCGGGGCAATGGTCAAGGGAGACAATGAATACGGAAGAGCGGTTTCGGATAAAGAAATACAGCGTGTTGCAATCCAATCGAAAACAACGGGGCAGTCTTATTTAGATGCAGCAATATTATATTTAAAAAGAAATTCAGAAGACTTTGAATTGTTTGAGTCCTCCGATTGCGATGAAAAAAGAGTGCGCCCAAAAGCGGGATTCAGAATGACTAAAATAGGATGAAATGATTAACGACTTACTTTCAAGAATAGGGACTATTCCCGGGTTAACGAACCCGCCAATTAATAGGGAATACACGTTTGCTGAACTTGATGCAAACTTAAAAATTATTTATGATGCATTTAACTCGCTATTGACTGCCGGGCTTGGAAATATTTCCCCTTGGAATAGCTCTTCTACTTACAGCAATTCGGGACCAAGCTATGTTTCATTTAATGGAAATATTTGGCGGTGCCTTATTGCTTCTTCTTTGAATCAAGATCCGGTAACTTTCGAGGGAACCTCTTGGGAACTTGTTTCGGTTGGAGAGTTAACGCACGTTCAAGGTTCGGATAATACCTTAGCCTTCGGCACTGCGAATCAGGTTACAGCTCTTGAGATTAGAACGCTGCTTGATACAATGTTTATTATTGTTGCAGACCTTTCAGCTCTTGCAATCCTTAGAAATACTTCATCACTCAAGCCCAACAGAACCTATTTTTCAACAGCAGACAATGTTTTTATAAAATCTCATTCAACAAGTCAAGTTTCCCACGAAGCGTTATTGTTGCTTGTGGTTCCTCAGTATAATATCCTTCCTCTATGGGATGGGGCAAGCGCACCGTATTCTGTCAATACTAGAGTTGTTTTTGGAAGCTCTGTTTATAAGTGCATCGGTGCATTAAATACAGATGTGTTTCCTTGGATAGATGCGGGCAATTGGGAGTTCGTTTCCTCTTCGGATGCGAACTATTACCAATCTCTCCCAATAGAAGTTTTATTGAGTCAGTCCTTAACGGGAATACTTTCCTTTAAAGACAAATCCGGAAACGAGCTTCCTTTTTCAATGGTTTCTTCAATTCGGGTTGGGGATGACAATACAGCATCTAATAGGCTTTTCGGAAGCGATATATTTAGTGCTATTAATCTTTTATCTTGCAGTTCCGCAGTTGGGAATACTGTTTTGAGTGGATCTCTTTATGTGGATGGGGTGAGAGCTACTGCATTTGAAAACGTAGTGAACGGGGGAACCGTTACGGTTGGTTTTCTCGGTGCGGGTTTTCTCTTAAACAACTATTTCGGAATCGGAGTTTTCGAAGTCCAATTTGAAGATAGTGAAGGAATGGAGCTTTGCCGAATGGATCTTCCCCCTTGGGCAAGGGCTGTTGCACACAGGCTTCGAGGAAACAGAAGTTATACCGAAGAAGTTGTAACTCCGGAGGGAACTTCAACTATTGCGGAAGAGTATCTTATAACAGGACTTTCCGCAGTTGACGTTTCGCTTGCGGGTGCTGTTTCTCCGGAACTTGTTGGAGTTATAAAACTTGCCTCTGCAGGTGCTACTGAAACACTAAATAGAATACAGAACCCTTCTCAAACACTTCGCAAGATAAAAATAGCACCCGTTCCGGGCTTAATTTTAACATTGACAGGAACAAGTGTTTTAAGCATAGTTGATAATGGAAGGTTTTTGTTGCCCGCAACAATTGGATCTTCTCTTGTGCTAAATGGAGGCAATGGAGACTATTGCGAAGGAGTTTATGAAGACTGTTTCGACTCTTCACCATATAAGGCCTTCAAGGTTCTAAGAATTCACAAACCGTTATAAAATGATAGCTTCCGACACCCTAGAGATTGAACTTTCAATATTTGAAGACGATGGAATAACTCCATTGGATTTTTCGGCAGCAACAGGCTTCTTGGTTGGAATATACCAAAAGCCGGGAAACGTTATTGGAAAGTATTCAAAGGTTGCAAAGACAGGCTTCGTTACGCTTCAAGCGGGGCAGTATGCCGAAGCCAATATCGGAAAGGTTATAATATACCTAAATCCGGAGGTTGGTTCGAAGCTAGATCCTAAAAAGCCCGCATACGCAGAATTTAGGGTATCCTTTGCAAACGCAAACTTTACGGGCAACGAACAAGTTTTAACCGCAACAGATATTAAACTTGAAGACGTATTTAGACCAATCTTCGAAAACACTTCTCCGGCATGAGACTAACAGGAACAGCAACAATTCAGAAAGTTGTATTCGGGATAGCTACTGTCAACAAACGGATTTCCGCAACAGTTACCCTTCGAACATTAAGCCCTGTGGGTTCGGTTTGCCCGGAATATGATTTAATTGATGGGGGCTTCCCGAATACAGTTTATGTTCCTATTAATGGTTTCGATTTAATTGAAGGAGGAATTCCGTAATGTCTATTTCAGCAATCATTCCAATAGTAATTAAAAGGGCTGCTCTTGCTCTTTGGCAAGGAGAGAACCCTGTTTTGAAATGGGGGGAACTTGGAGTTATTCTTGAAGAAAATGCAACAAGTTCGAAGCCCCGAATAATTATAGGGGATGGGGTTTCTACGTTCTTGCAATTGTACAATAATTCGAGATTCTTTTTGACTTACGAAGACCTGAATCAAAATTATTTGGCAGCACTTTCAACTTCTCTTCAAGCATTAATAACAGCCGAAGCTAATGCAAGAGTCGGGGTAGATTCGGGATTGCAAACTCAAATCACTGCAAATGTAAATTCCTTGAATTCGCTTCTTAGTTCGCTTAGTACCCTGTCAACTAATTTAAGCAACGAATCCACTGCAAGACAAAATGCAGATGTGAGTATTTGGATTTCTGTTGACGCAAACGCATCTTCAATATTGCAGTTACAAACGAACATATTGAATTGGTATGGCGAAGGAGTCGCAGCAGGGCAAATCCTTGCATTTAATATTGATACAGGAACTTTTTTTCCAACAGCAGCCCCGGGAGGGGAAGGAAAAACATTGCGCTCTACCGGAGGAACTGATACGGGATTAGAATGGGTAGATATGTTTTCAGAAAACTACAATGATTTATTAGATCTGCCAACTCTGTTTTCGGGAAGCTACAATGATTTATCAAATAAGCCAACTCTGTTTTCGGGAAGCTACAATGATTTAACGAATAAACCCATTGAGAAAAGTTTTTACGAAAGATCATTGGAAGCCTATGAACACTTCAACGATTTCATGTCTGCTGTTGTTGTTTCTTCACATCACGAAGTAATGCTTGCATCGGGATCAGGTGCCTCCAATGGAATTGTGAGTCAACCTTCGGATGCAATTGGAGCACTCTCAAGTACGACAGGAACGACAGCGACAGGGTATTCGGGAGTGCGTTCGGGACAGATTGTTGTAAATAATAATTCGCTTCCTCAAGTGTACGAAACAAGAATAAAGATTGCTGCATTAAGCACAGCAGTAGATTCGTTTACGCTAAGATTGGGATTTAATCAAAGCACCGTTGCAGCAGATGGAACTCATTACTCAATGATCCGTTATAATCATAGTGTTTTCGGTGGCAATTGGGAACTCGTAACTAGAAACGCATCAGGAATAGATTCTGTCGATTCTAACATTCCCGTTATCATTAATACTTACTATAAACTAAAAATTGAAATGAGTAATGAAGATTCGAAATTCTACATTAATGGAGTTTTGATTGCAACTCTTTCCACTCGCATTCCTTCGGGAGTACTAGTTCATAATACTCTTATTGTAAAATCGGTAGGGCTTATTGCAAGAACAATGAATGTTGACTATTACTATATAAAATGCCCTGCATTTGATAGATAAAAAAATATCGAATATGACACAAAAGCAAGATGACACAATGAGAGTTTGGCAACCTATAATTAACAACGTGGGCGTTCCTATTATCATAGCTCTTTGTTCTGTAATATTATGGACTTGGACGCAGTACATTGAAGAGTTTAGGGCTTGGAGAAAAGACGTTGAAATACAATTGCACCAACAAGATGTTCAAATGCAAGTAGTGAAGGCCTTGGTTGGAAAGTTTAATTCCGAAGACAGGTAATGGCACACTTTTACGAAGCAATAGCGGGAATACTGAAACTAGAAGGCGGGTATTCGAACAACCCTAATGACAGAGGGGGGGAAACGTATGCCGGAATATCTAGAGTTCATCACCCGGAATGGATTGGTTGGATTTTTTTAGATTCTTTAAAGGACCGAATGGGATTCGAGAAGACACTTCACCTATTGAAGCCTCTTCGAGATCTTGTTTCCTCTTTTTACAGGGTTGAATTTTGGGACCGGATCAAAGGAGACGAAATTAATTCAGAAGAAATTGCGCATGAGATCCTAGATACAGCAGTTAACCAAGGTATAACTGCCGGAATAAAAGATGCTCAAAGATCCGTAAACCTTTTAAATAATAATGGAAAGTTTGGCGAAGATATTATAGTGGATTCCGTAATGGGAAGGCGAACAGTTAAGGAGTTAAATTCATATCCCTATCCTTGGGCAGTCTGTTCTTGTATTAATGGTTTTCAGTTTAGCAGATATGTGCAAATTACTGAGAAAGATAAGTCGCAAGAAGAGTTTTTCCTTGGTTGGTTAAAACGTATTAAGCTATGAAAAGAAGAGAAAAAGGCTTTTTGCAAAGCCTAACAAATTGGGCAGGGCTATTACTCATTGCCCTTGGGATTTATCGAATAATAAAGACCAATGAGTTTGACGCAGGGGCGTTGCACATCATTGAAGGCTTCGGATTTATGGGAATAAAAAGAGCAATCAACAATGTCGATGTTTAGCCGGGCCTTCGTAATATCATGCGCTCTTTTTATTGGAGGTTGTTGCCCGAAAATAGTTTCGGAGCATTCAATTACCCGAACGGTTGATTCTGTTCCTGTTTATGTAGCGATCAAAATTGACTCTGTTCCTATGAAAGACTCCGTTAGCGCAACAATTTCCCTATTAGAGATACAAGAGGCTATAAAAAACAATGCGTCTCTTATACGGGAGCAAAAGAGAGGGGGAATTACTACTCGCATTGAGGTTACTCGAGAGGGGAATGTTGTTGCCCTTGCGAAAGTGGACTCCCTATTGTCTGTTTTGGACTCCGTTCTACTTTGGAACAAAAAAGAAAAGGAAACTATTATAGAGACAAAAATAGTTTACAAGTGCAGATCCAAAATTCACCAATTAGCAATGAGTATTTCGATTGTTGCCCTTTTGATTGCTGTAATTTTACTGCTTATCTTTGCTCCGAGATGGTTCAAATAGCATTGAATTAACTATTTTTCATTAAGGAAGTGTGCGGGGGCGTGCTTCCTTAACTTTTTGTAGCTGTTTTTCAATATATTACAAATAAATTTAATAAAATACTTGTAATATTGATTTAAAGATTTATCTTTGTTGAACTATTTTAAAGCCCCCAAAAAAATGAAAAACGCACAACTTATTCAACAGCCTCCCGCACAGGAAATCGCACAGGAAATCGCAGCCCAATTGGGAGGCGCACGTAGATTGAAAATAATGACAGGAGCCGACTTGTATTCAGATAATGAAAACAGAACCCTTATAATCAGAACAAGGGTTCGAGGCGCAAAAGCAAACTATATTCGCATACGACTTACTTCAATGGATCTTTACGATATGGAGTTTTTCAAGGGGCATGGAGGAAGCCTTAAACCAATCGCAGAGTTTTCCGGGATTTACAACGACCAACTGAAAGGAATTTTCGAGAGAACAACAGGATTAAGACTTTCACTATAAAAATATTTACTATGCTAGATTTAAAATCAATTCCGAATCACCCGGTCCCGGGAAGTCCCGAAGGTCTACTGACAATCGAATCCATATTGAAGTATTATAAAGATCAGTCAGGGGAAGACCTACTGCTGAACGAGATACTGACCGGAGTTTTTTACAAGCCTTGTTATTCGAACGGAGGACTCGAGGACTGCATGGACTCTGAATGTACTTCCGAAGGGACTCACGAAGTTATAATTTTCGGGGTTTATGTTTTGAACTTGTTAAAAAAGCCCCAAGCCTTTCAAGCAAATAAAGGTTTTACAATCTCAAGCGTTCGAATTTATACTACTCGTTTTTATCAAGTGGAAAGCACTATTGAGGAAGGGGACGAAGAGACCAACAGCCACGAAAGAATGATACACGAATACACCCTTTCGAATGAACTTTTAGAAGAAATAGAACATCATGATAATTAAAATCGAAAAGCCCGGTTATCCGGTGCAGTACCACGAAAAGGGGGGCGTTATTTATGGAAAGTTTTTGCCCGTACTTACAACAGATCGAAAAAAGGCTTCCGATATTACCAATCCCAAGGTGGTAAAGGCAGCAATAAAGCTCTTGAGAGAGCATGATTCAACCTATAAAATCTCAGTAGAAAACTTATGAAAAGAGAACCCTCATTTGGAGAAAGATTGTCATACGGAACGATGGGCTTTGCGCTCATAACCGGAGCCGGGGCATTTATTATAATAAAAGCCGGGCTTATCTTTTTCTTATCGACTATTGCATTAGTGTTAATAACCTATAAATTCAAATAAAAAAAATGAGTCTAATTAAAAAACCAAGCGATCCGGTTCTAGTGAAGTCTATCCGGGTTCTGTTGTACGGTCAACCCGGAATCAGAAAAACTTCATGGAGTCTAACCTGCAACAATCCTCTACTGTTCGACTTTGACCAAGGCGTTCACAGGGTGCGCCCCGAAGACCGAAGAGATTATATTTCAATGACCTCTTGGGAAGAGGCAGAGCAAGCCCTTTCGGAAGACCTTTCCGGATATAACACAATCATTATTGATACTGCCGGAAAAGCCTTGGATCTGTTAATGATTTCCATTGTTAATGAAAATCCGAAAAACGCTTCCGGAGGGCAACTTTCGCAACGTGGTTGGGGCGTGTTAAGAGACCGCTTCACGATGTGGAGAAGAAGAGTTGAAGCCCTTGGAAAAAACCTTGTATTTATTGCGCACGACAAAGAAGAGAGAGGCAGCGAGGATGGGGAAAAAATTGTACGTCCGGATATTTCCGGGGGAACATTGAAGCTGTTGATTCGAGATATGGACCTTATGGGATATATGGAATCTCGTTCAAATATTCCGGTGGTGAACTTTTCCGCAAGTGACAAATCTTGGGGAAAAAACACAGCGAACCTTCCAAGTTTTATAAACGTGGGAGAAATAACCTTGGAACAAGTTTTCGATATTTACCGAACCCAACAGCTAAGACAATCGGAATTAAGAGTGGAATATGAAAAGCTTATTGCAGATTGTACGGTCAGAATAATAGACATGGAAAACCCGAATGAATTTAAAGATTTCGCAAAGCACATGGAAGGCGTGGAACATATTTGGGCATCCAAGAAGGTTATTGGGTTAATGTTCTCAAGCAGAGTGAAAGAAGTTGGTTACAAATTCAACCGGGAAACTTTAGAATATGAACAGCTCCCTATACCGGCTTAGTCCTACGTTGCTCAATAATTGGGCATACTTCAAAGAGGAAGCCCCCTTCATGTCGGAAGGGGTTTTCCTCTCAAGGCTAAACAGAGAAAAACAAGCCGAATCGAAATACATGACAAGAGGAATAAAATTCGAAGAGGCAGTAATGACTCCGGGAAAATACTTAGAAGAAGGTTATCCGGAAAACGTCCTCGCAGAGTTCCAAAGATTGACGCAGGGAGCCTTTTGGCAAGTCCCTATATACTTTGAGCTAACGATTCCAGGGACTTCGCAGAGGGCAAGAATAGGCGGTTACATTGATGCCATTCCTCCGGGAAACTTGGCATACGATATTAAAACGACAAAGTTATATATGCCGGACGCATTCCGAACCAAGTGGCAACATAAATTGTATTTAATCGGATTGGATCTTTATGGAGCAAGAATAGATCGGTTTGAATACTTAGTTACCGATTTCAAAGATTACTTCATTGAAGGGTACGACTATATGCCGGAACTTTGGAAGGCCGAACTTTATAATGAACTTATTGACTTTCACCAATACGTTCAAACTAACAAGCACAGAATCTCACAAGAAGCCTTATATGTCAGTAGCAGTAAATGAACGCAGCGAATTAGAGCTAACATATAATATTGACCTTGAGTCCGGAAAAATTGTAGGCTTTCCGAAAGAATTATTTCGAAAAGAGTCTGCCGGGCTTAGTGGCAAATTTGATATTATCTTTCGCAGAAGTAGGATGAAACGAAGCAAAGCACAAAACAATACCCAATGGTGGTACTTCACTGAAATTTCAAGACTTTCGGGATATACGCCAATGCAAATAAAAACAGCTTGCGAAAAAAAATATTTGGTCCGGGATGGAGTTAATGAGGAAACAGGCGAAGTGTTTCAATACTACTTAGGAACCTCCGATTTAACACCAACAGAACACAACAACTTCATGGAAGAAGTTAGAACTTGGGCAAAGGATTTTTGGCATATTGAATTAAAGATGCCTCAAAATTAAATTACAAAAATATTCTTAATTTAGCGGAATGAAAAAGTTTACGGAAACCGAAAAATACAAATGCGAATGGTTTGCTGACCTTCCCCCAAGGTTGAAGCTTCTTTGGTATTATCTTCAAGATAATTCGGACCATGCCGGGATATGGAAGCGTAACGTGCGAAGACTGAACTTCGAAATTGGTGAAGATAAAAAACCATATACGGAAGCCGACTTGAAGGCCTTGGAACCAATTCTTGTAAAGGTATCAGCAGATTTATACTATTTCCCGGAACACTTAGCCGAACAGCACCCGAACGGGCTTGGTAACAGCAGACCGCACCTATTCATTAAGAGACTAATTGAAAAGCAAGGTTTTACATATTTAGAACACAAAAATCAGATAGCCTATGCAGAAAACGAAGATAGCCTATGCATAGGCTATCAAGAAGCTCCGGATAGGACTAAGGACAAGGACAAGGATAGGGACAAGGAAAAGGATAAGGACAAGGACAAAGCGCAAAAACCCGAAAAAAAGCAAGCCTCCGGTCCATTTCACGAAATGATCCGGGAATATGAGTCGTTTATAAAAAACAGAACAAGCGTTCCGGCAAAGTTCGATGGGGCAGAGTTTTCGGCATTAAAGGAAATCGAGAACTACTTATCCGGAATTGAGTCTGTAAAAAACGGGAGAAAATCGGTTCCTGAGTTGTGGGCATTTATACTTTTGAACTTTGACCAAGTGGAGCCTTTCCTTAGAAAGGGAAGTAAGATCCGGCAAATAAATTCAAATTTAATTCAAATACTAGATCAGATAAAAAATGGACACCAAGCCAATTCCAAGCAGCAATCAACTTCCGACATTAGCAAGGCTGCCGAACTTATCCGCAAAGGCATGGAAGGAGCTACCTGTTCCACGAACGATTGAGCAAGCTCTTATGATACCCATTAATGAAACCGTTACGCTTGGGGCATTGTTTCGAGACCAAAGAACAGCCGAAGTGGAAAACATAATCAAAGCGGAATTAATATTGTTTGCAGACATTATATCGGTTGCCAATAATATTTCTTTAAAAAAAGCAGAGCGAATGGCAGAGATGTTTATTGCGATTCCGGAAGTTAAGCAGTTAAGGATTGAAGAATTAAAACTGTTTTTCCAAGAGGCCTTCGCATTTAATTACGGAAAATTATATGGAGGCTTTGGATGGGACAGCCTTCGGGAATGGTTTTCCCTCTATTGGAAACAGCGAATTACTACTGCGGTTGAGATCCAATTGAACAATCATTCGCAAAATACAGCAAACGAAAAGTCCCCTCGCTTTTTAGAGGACAGGTTCGGGAATAACGAAAATCATTCAATATCAAAATATTTAAAAAAATGAAAACAACGCAACACTCCGGGATAATTTTTACCCGCATAATGAGAAAAAGAAAGTTACAGAAGAGGCAAGTTTCAAATAGAATGGGAATTTCATACGACACCCTTCGGAAGTATTTACAGAATCCCGATACTATGACAGGGAAAGACCGAAAATCACTTGCCTTAGCAATTGATGTTTCCATTGACTACATTGATAATATTTGCAACGGAAACATAACAATAGAAACTCCGTTGCCAAAATAAAATAAATGAAAGTCATTGAGTTGTGAAAAATATTCAAATAATATTTGGAATAAATAAACGGATAAATTAATTTCACAGAATCAAATAAAAACAAATTTACGCATGGAAAACAAACCAACGCCCCCGGTGGTCCCGACTCTTGAAGAGAGAATAACCGCAGATGTCGTTCTTGTAAAGAACGAAATCATTACACTAGATTCGGGAGAAATCGAAGAAGGAGTGGATCCAACAGAAAAGATTGAACTTCTCGAGACCGAAGGACTTTCTCTAAAAACGAACGGACCGGATGACAGAGAGGCTTATGATCTTGTTCGGAACAAACGTCTCGAGATTAAGCGCATTAGAATCCGAGTTGAAAAAAGATCCGATGAACTGAAAGAGGACGCAATTACTTATCAGAAAAAGATCAACAAAGTTAAGTCCGAAATCGTTTCCAAGTTAAAAGCGATTGAGTCCCATTTAGCTTCCGAAGAGAGCAAGGTTGACGAAGCTATTGAGCTTCGAAAAGCCGAAGAGCTTCGAGCAAAAGCGGAATTGATAGCTGTTAGAACAAAAACCTTAACAGATAGAGGCTTCAATTTGGTTGCGGGAATTTATCATTATACTTCCCCTTATGGAAATGGAACTTTGGAATATGGATCAGAGCTTGTTGGAATAGTTTCAGATAATGAGTTTAAGGCATTTATTCAACAAGTGATTGCAACAACAGAGGCAGACACCGAAATGGAAAACGACAATAAGCAGTTCGAGGAAAAGGTAGTATCGCTTATTGATAAATTCAAACTTGTTGTTGCAAAAAGAGGCTATCAAAACAATAAAAATATTTGCTTCAAGTACTACCCTGCAACCCAAGCAAACCACGACTTTGATATGTCATTTAGTACAGAGGGAAAAAGCAGAGTTGATATTCTCAAGTCCATTGATGACATGATAGAAGGTTCAATTTTTTTTATTAAAAAGTATGAAGAAAGCGAAAACTCCAAAATTGAAGAGATCCGCAAATCTGTTTTAGAGCAAGAGCAAAAAGCCGAAGAGCTTAAGAAGAGAGAGGCAGAGCTAAAGAAGAGAGAGGCAGAGCTGAAAATCCAAGAGCAAGAGCAAATAAAGGCAAGCAAAGAACAGCAGAGGCTACGAGACGAACAAACAGCAGAAGACCAAGCTATGAGAGTAGCGCAGCAGTTAAAGTTCCGCAAGGGGCTTGTTATATCCTCCGGAGGCGAAGACTTCCCGGAAGAAGATCGCTTAGTTTTTCATAAAGGATCAGTTCACGAATCCGGCATTATTCAATATAGTATTTTAAATGAATTGAGCGAAGAAATGTTTAAAGATTTCATTTCGGAACTCCCTATGATGAAAGCGGAATCAGAGGAAGTGATTCGGTTGTTTAATGTCAAAATTGAAGAGGCGAAAAAAATAGCATCTATTCCGCAGCCAAGCGAAAATGATGATTCGTCAGCATTGTATATCGAAGAAGTTAGAAACCTAATAGAACTCTTTTTAGAAAAAATAGATCTCCTTCCGGAGCCGAATGGTTTAATCTCTTTGGAATATGCCGAGGAAATAGCACTTTTAAGGGAAGAAATATATATCGTACAAAAGAAGCTTTTTTTAGAAAAAGATCGTTATACCAATGGAACCGCACTCTAAAATTTTAAAGCATGGACTTATTCGGAGGCAACATTCTCCCGGGAAAACCCGGGAAGGGGAAAGATCCTAGAAAAAACAAATCGGGTTCTTGGATTGAAAACCCAATGCATGAAGCATACGGAGTCGATGAATTAAAAAGAAGGTGCAAATCCTGTATTCACGTTTATGTAAAAGAGTTCTCTAAACGATATTATAAATGCGAACTATGGAGCAAGGGAACAGCAAGCCCCTCCGATGACCATAAGGCTAATTGGATCGCTTGCGGAAAGTTTAAAACCTAATAAGAAATGCAAAAATCAATAGAAGTGTTTTATCAAAACGGAAAAAAATACACAGTGTATTTGCCCGAAACAACAAGTACCCAAGCTCAAGAAAGAGAATACCTTGCTAAAATTTCGTGGGCAATAAACAGTCCCGAAAAAATAAAGTCAATTCGACTAAGAGCGTCTTGCGGAATAGTAATCAGTTCATTTACCAATAAAAAACAAATAGCATGA